AGCTCGTTGTAAAACTAAAATAGCTAAGAAACAGTATAAGACAGCTTCTAATAAAGTTGAGAAATTAGACTCTTTAGTTCATCAAATGAATAAACGATTAGAAAAAATGAAAGAAGAGAAACATGGGGCTTTCATAGGAATGTGTCTTTCATTAGGTGATGAAATTAACATGACAAAAAGTTTAAAATAAAAATAATGGTGCGGTACCTTAGTGGGGAGGAGGTCTTGACTTGAAATCAAGAGTCCAGAAATGGTCTGCGAGTTCGAATCTTGCCCGCATCGTCTCTAGTTATCTCGCGGATATTTCTTAAAATAGGTTCTTTAAAAATTAACCAGTTTTAAAGAAGAGCAATATCAGAATGGCGGATAATTAGAAGGTTAATTAAAAGGAGTGTATTAAAATGGCAACTCATAATAGAGGATATTATCGAGAAATGCGGAAGAAACACATCCGCCGCAGAAAGCGAATAGACCATATGTATGGTGACTATTGGCAGTATAAGTATGAAGGGGAACTTTCAAAAGGGAAAATTCATTGTTCTTGCGGAATGTGCATGGCTAAGACGAGAAATAAAAAGTATCGTCGCAGACATATTCATGGTAATTACGCTCCAAATATAAATTACAAATTTTCTGAAAAGAAAAAGATTTTGGATATGGAAGAGCAATTAAAGGAATTAGACTTAGATTGTTCTTTATATTCAAAAGAATATAATGAGCCTTTATGGGAAACTGCTAATGTTGAAGGAGTCACAGTAGACGGAATCCCGCTTGATGGTCATTATATTGATAAACTTATTTCAAATTTCTAATTTTTAGACACTTACAGCAATTAAACGAACAAGCTGTGTTTAGATGATGTGTCTAGGTTTAATAATTTTAAAGAACGAAAATGAAAGTTTTCAGCAGAAGCGGCACCTGTATCAATTCTGTCCTTTTAAAACATTTCATATAACTTTTCAAAAAAGTATTAAGTAATTTTAAATAAGGGAGTTTTATATGAAAGTTTTATTTCAAAAGATTAAAAGATATTTTAATGAAAATCAGCTAAGTATTGCAATTTGTCTTTTGTATACAAGTGGCAACTTTGAATCAGCATATAATTTATATAGAGTGTTAAATTAATAGCACTCTATAATAATCTTAATTGATTTTAATAAAAATTTATATTATAATATTTATAAACAAAAGAAAAAGAGATTTCCTATTCAAGATTTGTGCCGTTAGCTCATCAGGCAGAGCATCGAACTTTTAATTCGAAGGTGCTGGGTCCAAGTCCCAGACGGCACATTAAAAGCTCTAACTGCAATTTTATTTGGAATAGACTGTTAATCTATCAATCAAATCAAGGAGCTTTGTAGTATTGGGGCGTCGCCAAGTGGTACGGCACAGGATTTTGATTCCTGCATCTCGGTGGTCCGAATCCACCCGCCTCAGTTCTCTTAATTGATTTTAATAAAAATTTATATTATAATATTTATATAAACAAAAGAAAAAGAGATTTCCTATTCAAGTTGTGATTTCAGCATTGTACTCAATATTAAAAAGACAGTGTAGAATATCAATACGGGGCTATAGTTCTAATTGGAGAGAACGTCTGTCTTGCAAACAGAAGGTTGTGGATTCGACTTCCACTGGCTCCATTTATCAATCTTATCAGTTGATAAAGCAAAGTCTGAGGCTTATGAGGACTGACTTTAAAGTTTGAAAAAGTAAACTTTCGTTCAATAGCGTCATTATTGCATGTAATTTGAAGGTAATTTCTTGATACGGGGTAACCTTTAGGATAATAACCTGCTGATAACAAATAATTAATTTTAATACTTCATTAGCTTAATGGATAGAGCATTGGTCTACGGAACCAAAGATGTAGATTCGATTTCTACATGAAGTGTTAAAGATACAAACAGCAATTAATATTCAAGCGTTGAAGAAAAAAATGTATCTTAAAAATAAATAAATAAATAAATAAATAAATTATTATATAAATAAAAGGAAAGAGGAATAAAAAATGAGTAAAACATGGATTTTAATTGGAACTAATGCTTTGGGGTTTGGAGTAAATGAAACAAGAGAAGAGAAGCTTCGTAGAGAAAAAAAGTTTAGTACTGCTATTCATAATACTCCGAAGTTATCTTTAGCTAAGTTAGTTGCAAAAGCTGATAAGGATAATGATATTAAAGTTGCGGAAACCGCACAATTGCTTCAGGCTTATAATGATAAGAAGCTGAAGAGCAAGACTCTTATTAAGCAGGCTAAGACTTTAAAAAGCAATAAGAAAAAGACTGCGGCTACAGAAGTAGCTACAGCTTAAATATATTAGACACCAGATGAGTTGGTCCTGAGATTAAGTATGTGAGGGAGAAGAAGATTAGGATATGCTCAATACCTCCACATTTAAAGTAGTTCTGAAAAATGGATTCGCTTAATCAATTTTGCTGGAGTACCCTAGCGGTCAACGGGGATAGATTTGTAATCTATTACGAAAGTTTCGTGGGTTCGAATCCCACCTCCAGCTTAAAGATACTATTTAACAGCAATTATAAATTATCAAATTGTTTAAGGATTATTTTTAATTTATATTTGTTATACGTCCTGTATAACTCCAATTGTGAATTTATGTCAAATTTATAACAATTAGTAAAATAAAAAGACATAGTATCTTGATTTTGTATCATTAGTTTAATGGAAGAATATTAGATTTCCAATCTAAGGGTGTGGTTTCGATTACCACATGATACTTAATAGACAAGTCAACTGCAAATTAACTATTATGATGAAATAATAAAACAAATTGTGAAAAAGAAATATTAATTCCACTATTTTCTCCTTTTGAGCGTAGAATAATTATTATACTAATAACAATAATAATTGCAACGTTAGACGGAATAGTTATTAACTTGTCTAGCCTCTTTCCTTAGAATAATATATTAATATGCAGTTTATAAAACTGCTATCCTCAATAGTTTAAAGAGAACACTTAGAAAAATTATCTAAGAAATGGAGAGTCATTCCTCCTGAGGATTTTGAGAAGCCTACAGCAAATTAAAATTTTGATAAATTTACAATTTTGAAGAATATTGTATTAACCAAAAATTCTCTTTCTAGGTTTCTCGTATTTCATAGAGAGGAATTTTTGATGGTAGAGTAATAACTCTACCATTTTTCTTGCGAATGTGGTCGAGAGGTTCAAGACGCTGGTCTGCAAAATCAGTGAGCTAGAAATAGTGCAAGGGTTCAAATCCCTTCATTCGCTTGATTTTTATTAAAATTTTTAATATAATATTTATATAAAATATAAATATATTAAAAAGAGAGGTTATTAAAATGGATAATGTATTTTATATTTATTGCCCTTCATTAGATAAAAAAATGAAATATAAAAATAAAATATTAATTTTTAATTTTTATGAAGAAGTTCAAATGTTTGCAAATAATTTTATGCAATATGCTATGACAAGAGCGATAATGGAAAACATAGATATTGTCCCAATTATACAAACAACTCTTACCGTAGTTTCTATAACTCCTTCTTCAAAAGATAGCCCAATAGAAGGAGAAGAGACAATAAATTTTGAAACTCTTAAAGAAAATATAAAAAATAATAATGGTAATGCAAATTAACCAAATCTAATATAAAAGATTAAAAAGGAGAAAAAAGGAATTATGAATAACACATTTATGGAGAATTTAACAAACGCTTCTAACTACGCATATACAGAGAATGGCGGTTTAGCTCATCGCACAACTCGTTCAGCAGTCTATGACTTATTCGCTTTAGGCGGTGCCTACCGCAAGAGAAGTGAAGAGGATTGTATCCTTTTATTTAAGAACGCTCTTGAAGAGAATGAAACTCTAGCTTTAAAGTGTTTATTTTACCTAAGAGATTGCCGCGGCGGTCAGGGAGAGCGTAGATTCTTCCGTTCATGCTATAAGTGGCTAGCTAATAAGCATCCTGAGATTGCTCGCAGAAACTTTGAGTTAATTTCAGAGTATGGTAGATATGATGACCTTATTTACTCTTTAGTTGGTACTCCGCTTGAGGCAGATGCTCTTAATTTTATTAAAATTCAATTAGCTCTTGATATTCAGTGTAAAACTCCTTCTCTTTTAGCTAAGTGGCTTCCTTCAGAGAACGCTTCTGCAACAGAGACAAAAAGAGTTGGAAATATCATTAGAGAGTATTTAAAGATGTCACATAAGGAATACCGTAAGACCTTATCTATTCTACGTGAGAGAATTAATGTCCTTGAGAGATTAATGTCAGCTAATAGGTGGGAAGAGATTGAGTTTGATAAGATTCCTTCTAAGGCAGGATTGATTTACAAAAATGCATTTGCTAGAAGAGATGTGATTGCTAAAAAGTATGCAGCTTTTGCCAAGTCAGAGGACACAAAAGTAAACGCTAGTGTTCTTTATCCATATGATGTAGTAAATAAAGCATTAAAGAATCCATATTCAGGTCTCCCTGATACAGATAGAGTGATGATTGAAAAGTATTGGAATAATCTTCCAGACTACTTAAATGGAAAACCATGTAAAATGATGTGTGTTGTTGATACATCAGGTTCAATGCAAGGTTGGACACCAGATGCTCCTATCAACGTAGCTATTGGTCTTGGAATGTATTGTGCAGAGAGAATTGGGGGTCCATTTAAGAATCATTATATCAGCTTCTCTAGCAGACCTCAATTGATTAAAATTGAAGGCGTAGATTTTGTTGATAAGGTTCGTAGAATTTATAAGACTAATTTATGTGATAATACAGATTTGGTTAAAACTTTCAGGATGCTGAAGGATATAGCTCTCAAGGCTAATCCAGAAGATATTCCAGAAACGATAGTTGTACTGAGTGATATGCAAATAGACGTCGGTAGCTACTTTAGACATAGGTCAGTTGCAACTGAAATGGAGCTAATGAGACAGGAGTGGGAAGCTGTAGGTTTAAAGATGCCCAAATTAGTGTATTGGAACATTGAGGCGAGAGGTGAAGCCAATTTCCTAGACGACGGTCCTAACGTAACATATGTGAGCGGCGCGTCACCTATTATCTTCGAACAAGTTTTATCTGGAGTTACAGGATATGAACTTATGCTAAAAAAACTTGAAAGCAAAAGATATGAAGCTATAAAGTAAAATATAAATGCAGAACTTAATTGTTCTGCATTTTTTTATTGTTATGCGGCAACCTGCTAGGAGCGCCTTCAACCGCAATTCAGATTCAAAATGGCTTTTAGAAATTTTTCACCCAAAATATAAGAAAGGACATTTCTTTATAATTAAATAAAACTCATTTTCATATTTCTTAAAAGGAGGTTGTAGTTTATGGAAATAAAATTCAATGTTATCCATCAAATGTTGAAATCCGCAGATAGTAATGAAAATAAATATCTAGTAGCGGACAGTAAGCAGTATTTAATTGCTACTTTTGTTTATAAAACAAATGAATGGAACGATATTCCTGTTACTGCACTTTTTACATATAATAATAAAACATATGCAAAAATTTTAGGTTCTGACGATGGATTAGCATTAAATCAATGCTACATTCCTTCTGAAGTAATAAAGAGTCCTGGATTCTCAGTTTCTATCTGTTGCGGTGATTTAATTACAACAGATGAAGTTTCTGTTAAAATTTATAAATCTGGATATAAAGAAGAAATTGTTAACTCAGATATAACAACCAATAATATATCCGCACAAATGACTCAACTATTTCAACAGTATGCTTTAATATGCAATCAAATTTTACAAGATTGTCAAGCAATTTTAGATGAAGTTAAAGAAATTAGAGGAGAGAAAAAATAATGGCAGATTATACAAATATGATACAAACTCTTAGTTCTTCAAGTTTGTCAACAGTAATCAATACCAATACTCATAACGCTTTAACTGATGAAGAGTCTGCTATTACAGTAAATAGTTTAAGTAGGACTTTTTCTATTCCTACTTCTTTTACAAAAATGATTGGCATAAAGAATGACCATAATTCTAATGCAATCACTTTTCATTGTCCTCGTTATATAGATGGTTATGATATTTTAAAATGTTCTCAAAAGGTAATTAAGTGGTATAATGTCGCGGCATCTGTAGCTGGCGTTTATCAAATTGAAGATATGCAAGTGCGAGATGAAGATTCTTCAATGGTTGAATTTTCTTGGATTATCGCGGGCGCTATCACATCCGCAGCAGGTAGACTTCAATTTTCATTAGAGTATATTGATGTTAATGAAGATGAAGATTCAATTTGTTATCGTTGGAATACTACAGTTAATGGAGATTTATCTATAGGAGATGGTCTCTATAATGCAAATGTAGATGGCTCTCAACAAATAGGTGACACAGGCACTTTTGAGATTATTTTCGTTGAAGATACACAAGTTAATAAAATGTTACAGGAGGTTTATAATAGTTAAAAATGAGTAAAATATCTATTGTAGAAGCTCTACGTTTAGTAACTATAGCAACAAAAAATTATGTAGATAAACAAGATACATCTATAAATAGTTCAATTGCTACTACTAACAATAGGGTGGACAACCTTTTACAAAAATATCCTTCCTTCTCTAGTTCAGAACGTCAGACTGAATTGGAAGATATTAGACAAAGTATATCTAGTGATAAATATACTGATTTTACTGGCGAAGTTTATACATCTGCGGGAACCGCAGTTAGAACACAAATCAATACATTATTAAATTATTTAGACTCTTTAGATGAAGATGTTGAAACTAAAGCGGATGGATATTTAATTGATGATGATAATAAATTTTATTTATTAAGCAACGGAAAGAAAATTACTGCGGGAGTCTCTATCGCAACTGACCTTTCTGATTATTATACAAAAGGACAGATAAATGGTCTTTTAGCTAATTATGCATCTGCGGATGACCTTGCGACTCTTTCCAATACAGTAGCAAATCTAAATGCACTAGAAGATTTAGATATTGAATTTGATGAAACTACAAGTGAATTAGCTTGGTATAAAAAAGGAGACGCTAATCCTTTAGGTACTATTACTATTACTGGGACAGGCGGCGGTGGAAGTAGCGCAGGTACGACATTTAAAATGACTTATATCAATGAATCATCATTTACTGCAATTTATGGTGATACTAATATAAAGATTGCTTTTAGATGGTCCTCTATTTATGCAGATGATAATTCATCTACAGGACCTGGCTCTATGGTGCTTAATGTCAATGGCGTCCGCGCAGACCAAGATACTAATGTAGCTCAAGGTGATTATGAATATGATGTTTCATCATTATTAGGTAGAGGAACTAATTCTGTTCAAGTTATCTTAACTGATAATACTGGTAGTGTTAGAACTTTAAGATGGACTATTACCACTGTTTCTCTTGAATTAACATCTACTTTTGATGCTTATACTGCATACTATGATGATGCAACTTTTACATATACAGTAACCGCTGGCGGTACATTTGAAAAAACTGTTCACTTTATTTTAAATGGTCAAGAAATAAAAACTGTTACAACTACTTCATCGGGAGGTATTTCTACACAGACAATTCCTTATCAAGCACATGGCGCATATCCTTTAACAGTATATGTAACTGCAACAGTAAATGGAACAGAATTAACAAGCAATGTATTATATTATGAAATTATCTTTGTTAATAAAAGTAGTTCTACTCCAATTATAGCTTCTTCTTTTAATGAAACAACAGTAAAGCAATATGATAACGTTACTATCCCATATTTAATTTGGGACCCAACTTATACTTCTAGCACAAGCTCAACTAGTAGAAACTGTAGACTAGAAGCATTTAATAAAAATACAGAAGAATTTACTATTAATTCATCTATTAATCCTGATAGAACTTTACAATATTGGACTTTAAAATTTACTACAACAGACGATTACAGATTAAGAATTTATGTTGGAACTAGATATAGAGAATTTAATTTATCTGTTGAACCTCTTGATATTAGTGCTTCCCCAATTACAAATAGTTTAGAGGCAGAATTTACAACAACAGGTAGAAGTAATTCACAAAGTAATTATAATGTATGGCAATCATCAACTGCGGAAGGAGGCACTTATAAAGCATCTTTCCCAAGTACTTTTGACTGGGTTAATGGCGGCTGGCAGGTTGATAGCGATGGAAACTCAGTTATGAGAATTAAGGCTAGTAGTGAAAAAGTTACTATTCCTTTAAAATTATTCTCAACTGATTTTAAAAATACTGGTAAATCAATTAAGATTATTTTTAGATGTAAAAATAGTATTAACTATGATACAAAAATAATTGATTGTTATGATAATACAAATGATGATTTAGAGAGTGAGAAGAGACAAGGAATTGGATTAACTCTTTATGCAAATAAAGGTATATTTAATTCTCGTGATATTCAAATGGAAGTTCCTTATAAGGAAGATTCTTATATTGAAATGGACTTAGTAATTTATCCTTCTACTCAAAATAGTTTAATTTTATGGTATCTACAAGGTATCCCATGTTCAGCATCAATCTATGAAGCAACTGATACTTTTGTACAAGAAAATTTACAAACACTTAGTTTAGGTTCTAGTGAATGTGATTTAGATATTTATTTAATTAAAACTTATAATAAAGTTTTAAATCAATATGAAATCTTAAATAACTTTATTTTAGATGCTCCAAATTCAGATGAAATGGTAGAAAGATACCAAAGAAATGATATTTATGATGATTACCATAATATTGTTTTAGATAAATTAAAAACTAAATATATGATTATTACTTCTGATGCAAGTCAATATGATTATATTTTCCCTCAAGTTAAAATAAAAGATAGAGCAAATCCTCCTATTAAAGGAACAATTGCGTACTATGACCCAGATAATAGTAAAAAAAATTTTACAAGTAATAACGTTGGTATTGGTATGCAAGGTACCTCATCTGCTGGTTATGGTAGAGCTGCATTAAACTTAAATGTAGACTTCCAAGTAGACGGTTTTAATTATAGTGAGTCTGGTACAAAAGAATCAACGTTTGCTATGTCATCTAATAGTATTCCAGTTGATTACTTCTGTTTAAAGGCGGACGTTGCTTCATCAGAAGGCGCTAATAACGTTATTTTAACAGATGAATATAATTTATACGACCCTTATGTTTCAGACCCTCAGCTTGATGAACTTTTAGACGCGGCAGCCGCTAAAGGATATGAACCTAAGCACAATAGAGAAACAGAGAGAAGTGAATTAGTTACTGAATTAAAGAACCAAGGATATACAAATAAGATTCGTGGTACCATTGAAGGTCAACCTATTATAGTATTCCATAACGACTCTAGCGGAAGCAAATATACTACAACTCAATTTTATGGAAAGTTCAATATGAACAATGATAAAATTAATTATGATGTATTTGGACAAAACAGAGATAAATATCCTCAACAATGTTGTGTTGAGTTCTTAACTAATGAATCTTTATATTGTGTATTTAAAGAAGATGATTTTAGCGATGATAAGTGGGAAGATGGATTTGAATTTAGATTCCCTAAAAAAGGATATACTCAAACTGATATAGATAACTTACATCGTGTTGTAAGTTGGGTAAAATCAACTGATACAACTGCGGCAACCGATGCTTCTATTACTCCAGTAGTTTACAATGGAGTAACTTATAACAAGGATACCGCAGAATATAGATTAGCAAAGTTCAAAGCAGAATTTGAAGATTATTTCATTTTAGATTCTGCAATTTGGTTATATATATTTACTGAACGTCATTTAATGGTGGATAATCGTGCAAAGAACGTATTCATGGCAACAGATGATGGTATCCATTGGCACTTCAAAAATGACTATGATAACGATACTGCTCTTGGTATTGATAACATCGGTCGTTTAAGCCATAGCTATGGTGTTGAATATAGAGATGGTAGCCAATCATATGGTGGTGAAGAATCTGTATTATGGATAAATTTAGCTAAATGTTTCGCTACTGAAATTTCTAACATGGTTACAGTTAAAGAGAGTGAAGGTGCTTTTAACGCAGAGAGATTAAGTGCTAAATTTAAATCTCATCAGGACGAATGGCCGGAGGCTATATGGATTGAAGATATGTTCAAGAAATATATTAATCCATATGTAGATTACAATGATAGAACTTATATCTCAATGATGTTAGGAAATAAAGACCTTCAAAGAGACTGGTTCTTATTCTATCAAGACCGTTATATGAGTTCTAAATACAATGGACCTACAGTAATATCAGACGCGATTCAGATGCGTATTACCAAGCCTTCCGCAACTGATACATATAATTCACCAAATATAGTTCCACCTAACCAAGATTTAACTATTACTCCATATTCAGATATGTATGTATTAGTAAAATATGGTAATGGTGATTATCAAAAGATAAAAGCTAAACGTGGTGAAGCTGTAACAATGACCGCACCAACATTCGGTGAGACTGGTTCAGGTGGTGTTGAAACTTATATCTACAATGCTTCTCTCTTGACTGACATTGGAGATTTATCAGCTTGCTATTTAAGTTGGTTAGATATATCAAGAGCATCAAAGTTACAAAGAATTATCGCGGGAAGCCAGATTGAAGGATACCAAAACCAAGCTTGGCAAGCAGGTACAAGTATTTCATTTAACTCTGATTTAATTAATACAATTGATATAACAGGATTAATTTATTTAAATACAACAATTGGTATTTCTGGTTGTACAGCATTAAAATATTTCTATGCTGAGAATACTAATGTTCCTTCTGTAACATTAGCTTCTAATAGTAATATTCAAATTATGAAATTGCCAGCTACAATAACTAACTTAAAACTGCAATACTTACAACAATTAAAAACTTTAACATTACAAGGTTATAATAGTTTATCAAGTATTACAGCAGAATATTTATCTACAACTGCTGACCAATTATTAGTTAATATTATTAATAATAGTGTCAATTTAACTTCTGTTAGATTGCTTGATATTTATTGGATATTAAGCGGAGATGGCTCTGATACATTTAATATATTAAAGAAATGTAAAGGTATTACTGAATCAGGTTCTTTAGCAACTTCTTCAACCAATTCATATGTAACTGGTACAGTAGAAATTGAAACAATTAAAGAATCAACATTAGCTGAATATAGAAAACAATTCCCTAGTTTAAGTTTCTTATTTAATAAGACACTTTATACATTATCATTTAGGAATTATGATAATTCAGTTTTAGCAGAATATACAGTCATTAAAGGTTCAGATGGATACGACCCAATTACAACAGTAGACGCTAATAACATAAAAATAGATACACCAAAGAAACCTAGTGACTCTAAATATAATTATTATTATAATTCTTGGAGTAATAGTTATATGAATGTTACTGAGGATAGAATATTAACCGCAACTTATGACGCAGTAGCAAGACATTACAATGTTTACTTCTTTAAAGAAGATTATGAAACATTTGCGGCTAACCCAAGTGCTTATACCCCTTACTACAGTATTACTGGAGATGAGGAAGGTAAAAATACAACTGCAATTAGTTATGGCGGAGATGTCGATATGAATACTATACCTGACCCATTGGAAGATGAATCTGGTACTTGGTTAAAAGGCGGATGGACTGTAGTTAAAACAGATGGTTGGAGAGATGAAAGCACAATTATTCCTCCTAACTTTGAAGAATTAGATACTAATGAAACTTTAACTATACAAAATATAATAGGTACAACATTATGTTTTGCAGTTACTTCTAAAGTAACATTACCAGCAAGTAAAAAAGAGTTCCAAAGTTGCTCATGGGGTGAAATTAATGCAGTTCTAAACGCGGCAACCGCAGGTAAATTAAACTTATCTGATTGGTGGACTCTTGGACAATCTAAGAGTGCTATATTAAATACAAAAGAAAGTACGTTATGGACTTTAATAAGTATGGATAATCAAAAAGGTATTGATTTACTTCCAGCGTATACTTCAGTTCAAGCATATCAGATGAACTCTCAAAAGAGAAAATCTTATTGCTATACTATTAATGGAATTGACGCAGATAGCGATACCTTTACATATGAATACACAGGAAACAGTGATTATATAGTTTTAGCTCCTCAATTTAATTCAATAGATAGATTAGGACGTCCTTTATTAACAACTATTACAGTTACTACAGGTGGACAAACTAAAACTTATGATTTTACTAAGGGAGCAACTTTACCAAGCGGAATCGAGTTTGAGAGTACTGATGGAGAATTAATATACAATGAAGCTGGCTTTACTGAATTAAGCGGAAACGTATCTATAAGGATTCCAGTATCTAACTCAAGCGTCGTTAAAATTGAGACATTCTTAAAAGGCGAATCTTGGAATAATGGCGGATGGTTCTATAGTGAACTTCGTGAACGCGCGAATGATGAGTTTTATAACTCGCTTCCAGGATTAATGCAAGCTTTAGTAACACCAAAGAAGAGAGTAAATTCTATAGGTAATTATACAGATATAGAAATTACCTATGATGGCGATGATGGAACTTCAACCGCAGAATTAAAAGCTATGAATGATGAAGATATATTTATAACTACAGAAGATAAAATATGGATTTTAAACAATGCGGAAGTCACTTCAATTGCCGCAGACGTAGATAAATATCCAGTGTATGCTAAAGAAGGTTCTACATTCTCAGTATTTACTGGAAATGATTCTCGTGTCCGCCATCGTCCAGAGACAGCATTAAATCCAAAGAATGAGTTCTACTGGTTAGGTTCAACTTATGTTGATTATGCTAACGGCTTTGGTGCAGTAGATAAGAATGGTAAATGGAATCAAGGCTATCCAGCTTATTCATATTTTCCATGTGCTTTTGCTATTGAAATGTCTGCAACAGAATAAAAAATAAAGGGTGTTTTTTTAAAAAGCACCCTTTAATATAAAATAGGAGAATTATAATGTGGTATAAAGTAGTTAAGAATAATACAGTCATTGATTTGCTAAAAGACCCATCCTATGTTAAACTTCAAGAACAATATAATTTAAAATTATTATGCGATAAAAGTGAAGCTACTCAGGTTCTTTCATCTGATGGGGAAGTCTGTTATGATTTAAGTGAGTATGTATTATTAGGAATTTCAGAATATGAATATCTTTCATTAAAAGAAAAAATGTTCTCACAGCAAGATATATCAAGTGTTGCCGCAGTTAAAAAATATCATACTCAAAATATGGAAGAAATTTATAATTATTCTACTTCTGAAAGAGCTGAAGTTAGTCAATTAAGAAAAACTGTTTTAGAAATGGAAAATACTAATAAAGAATTAAAACAAATTAATTCAGAAATGCAAACTTCAATTGAAGAATTGATTGCTAGAAATCAAGAACTTACTAATTGTCTTTTAGAAATGAGTGAATTGGTTTATGAATAAGAGGTGCGGAAATGAGTAAACTATGGGCAGAGCAAGTTATAAAAGGTATTAAATCTTTTAATGATGTTCCTCGTTTATTAAAAGAACAAGTAAAAAAAATTTTAATAAAACAAGGATATGAATATTTAGTTTCAGAATAAAAAAAATAGAGAATCTCGTTTTAAAGATTCTCTATTATTTTTTTGCTTTGAATAATAAGATACCGCAACTTCAGACATATGAACTAATTTCTTTACATTATATTCTCTAATAAACCATTCTGAATTAGAATTTACAAACCAACCATAATAAGAAATGCATTGATGTGCTAATTTCTCTGGTATTCTCTTATTAAATTGCCCGTAATGTATATAAGTATAAATATATAATCGTCTAGCCTTTAAAAAGATACATGGTCTAACTTCTGTATGAGTTTTATAAATTACATATCCCATCATATCTATTGCGCGACCGCGTCTTTTACCATCTTTACTAAAATAATCTATTGGAAATATTTGCCAAGTATTTTTAACTTCTAAGTCTAAATACTCTTTAAAATATTGAACTATCTTAATCATCGCCGTAGCTAATTCAGATTTATTTTCTGCTATAAGAATAAAGTCATCCATATAAAATAACATAAAATAATAATTACGACTTAAATTTGTTTCTATATAATGATAAGCAAATGATAAGTAATAATTGCATAAATATTGACTAAGAAAAGAACCTATCGACAATCCTTGTTTAAAAGAGTCTATTAAATAAAAAATAAGATATAGTAAATCTTCATTATCTATATCTTTCTTTAATAACTTTTTCAATCTTCTAGTATTAATTGAAGGATAACATTTTCTAATATCTCCTTTAACTGCAAATCTCGTCTTTTTAGGAAAAGTTCTAATACAATTTTCTATTAATTTTTTACCAAATACCTGACCTCGACCAGGCATTGAAGCACATTGATAGTCTCCAATCTTTTTCTCCCATACTTCTCTTGCATAATAAACTGCAATATAATCATATAATTGATGTTTAATAGATTGGACACCTATTTCTCTAGTTTTCTTAGAATTGCTATCATATTTCTCTTTATATTTAATAGGTTTAAAATGTACCGTCCGCGTCTTAATCTCATAAGCGAGGACATCCGCGATTGTATATAAGGTTCCTTTTAAAAAATCTCTATTATATTTAATAATATTTCTAACTTCATCTTTACTAAAACTAGGAAGATATTCATTAATGAAATTTATAACATCATATCTATTCCACTTATCAGATAAACATTGAGTAATACAAAAATAAATACCTTCCCTATCTAAAATGTTTACATTCTTACAATAAGAATGGTGCATAAAATAATCCTCTTTGATTTGATATAAAGTGTTCAAAAATAATTTGGTTATTGTAAAATATTCTTTTTATTGAAAATATACAAAACTAAATTATAATTTACTAACTTCATTGCATTTTCATGCTTTAACTTTTTCAAGTTAAAAAATCAAAAATTAAATGAATTTTGAGTAAAATACTCTAAGCTAAGACCTCTTTAGGGCGCTTTATAATTTTATCAAGTTTAAATAAATTATCTAGTTAAAATTATAGTGTATCAAAGAAAACGTGACAGGATATTCCAGTTCGAGTTACCGAGACTATTGTTCGCATTCAGAATCCAAGCACCAGCATTGGTACCATTGTTCAGATTGCCAAACCCCGCAAATTATAAAGCCTTGTATATTTTATTATATTAAATTATTTAGAACTTTATTTCAAATTCCTTTCATCTAATATTTTTTGAACCTTTTCTTTTAAAGACGCAGGTACATCGTCTATGGTTTTTAGTCCTTTTAAAATTAAATCTGCATATATTTTATCCATATAATAAATCCTCTATTAATTTTATATATTTATTAATTCATATATATCACATAATGCTAATTGAGCATCATTTAACTTTTGTTCTAATGTAGCCAATTCTTTAGGATAATCTACATCGCTTTTTGGAGTAAAAGAGAAATAAAAATCAAGATTTGATTCTATTGTCTCTTTACTTAATTCTGTCCTAAATTGGTTACAATCATATTGATACATTAACTGACCATTTTCATCAGTAATTTCCTGTTCATTACGACAAATAATAACATCCGCATAATCTGTATCAGGCAATTTGAAATATTCAAATTCTTTTTGTTTAATTGGTGATTGTAACATCATACTTTCTTATTCTCCTTTTGATTATGCGTTAATACTATTACACATTCCATTAGGGCTTAGACGCGACAGGATATCCCAGTGCGAGGTACCGAGACTATGGTGCGCAGCCAGAAGCCAAGCACCAGCACCGGTACCATAGTACAGAGCGCCAAACCCCAACCATTCTCTTTGTCCTGATGTTCCTTGGTCGAAGTATATATAATCTGCAAATCCTGTATTTGATGTTGCACTAAATTCAGTTGGAACCATAATGCTATTATTTAAATCAATACTATGCTTAGAAATATATCCATTTGTATAACCAGGTATAACAAATTCACTCTTTTTACTATTAGCTTTCATAGTAGTTACATTAGTGCTTATCTTAGTTGCATCATGGCAAATATAAACATCTCTTTGAACTGTAGCATCTTCAACAGTTTGAATATCCATGATTACATTACCTAATACTTCATATCCACCTAAGAAACATTCAATTCCACCAATTAATACTGGATATTTTTGTGATGTAGCCGATTCACCCGCAGAGCCATCTATTCCTAGTACATTATCACAAGCCCCTGTCCACCAAGGCATTGTTACCATAAACATCGTAGCATCTGTACTAAAAGCTTCAGTATCTAATGTTACTCTACTATTTGATGTTCCTTCAATAGCATTAATACTAAGAATTTTTGCTGACCATACAACATCATGATTTGTAGTATTATATCTATCTCCACTTATAGTACCAATAGAAACATATGAACCTACTACTAAATTATTTGCATTACTTGTTGTTAATATTGCATAATTCTCATTCTCAGTAGATTCTCTACATTGATAGGTATAATTATAACTTGTACATCCACCTAACACACTTTGTGAATTTATTGTAGCATATTTTATCATTATTTGTAATTGAATAAAGAATAAATCAGCACTAGTCTCCGCACAGTAGTAATTATTATGTTTTCTACAATAAGCAACTAAATTATTAAAATTAGGTTTAACTGTAGTATTAAGTGTTGCATTTTCTCCAGCAAGAGGTTTTCTTCCACTTGCACTATAAGGCTTACCATCAATATCAACCATAGCATATTTACTATGTACCATAAATCCTTGATTATTACCACTTGGGTCTAAACATTCTTGTAATAATGTGTAGCCATCATATCCTGTATCACTAACTGAAATATACCAATAGTAATCATCTTCCCATGTCTTTGCATACCAAGGCATATTTAAAATACCCACTTGTCCATTTGAACCATCACGAGCAAATTTATTATCTGGGTCTGTACTATCTTGAAGTGCTGTTATTATTATTTTACCTGTTTCATCATCTAATTCCCAATTACATTCAATAGGTTTGAACATTGGTTCACTCTCATAATCATTTCTATTTTTTGTAGAAGGAGAGGAAGGTGTACAAACCATATTTTCATTATCATCCATCTTCATACCAGTTGAACTAGTAGAAATATCATATCTTGGAAATTTAGTTGTAAATACTTTACCTGTTCTTTGTAAAGCATATGATTTACTTATATAACTATTAAAGCTATTATTTTCGTCCACTATTTTAGATACCTCCATTAACTGAACAGTTAAGTCTTGAACGCTTCTAGCTAAACTCTCAACAGTATCATTATTAGTGTCATTAGCTCCGCTATCCCAAGATGAAATTACTTTTTCATCTGCCATATAAAGTTCTCCTTTTCTTCTCTGTTCTTTTTCATAATTATATTATAACACGAAAAAGTTTATTTGTCAAATATTTTTTAAAATGATGCTAATATAAATAAAAAAGATTGCCCAATAACAAACTTTTATTGATTTTTAATTAAAATTTTGATATAATATTTATATAAAACAAAAGGAGTTGATAAATATGAACAAGCACTATGCAGTATCTGACCTTCATGGAATGTATGACCTATGGAAACAAATTAGAGATTATTGTGATGATACAGATACTATTTATTTCTTAGGTGACGCCGCAGATAGAGGTCCAGATGGAATAAAGATTATCAAAGAATTATTATCAGACCCTAGAGTAATTTATCTTCAAGGAAACCATGAAGAATTTATTGCTTGGCAAGATATGTCATTATGGATGTATAATGGTGGGAAAAATACTATAGATGATTTTAATAAACTATCACCAGAAGAACAAGATAATATTACAATAGCAATATCTGACCTTCCTATTAAGAAAACATATATAAATACAAAAGGACAAGAAATTATCCTTACCCATTCTGGCTACTGTGAAAATCAGGGACAAGGATATACTCCTTGGAATTATTATCTACAAGGAAAACAAAATCCATATTTATGGGATAGAAGCCACATATATGAAGGGTGGAATTTTGATAATAATACTTATATAGTTCATGGTCATACTCCAGTAGGCTATCTTGGAAATGAATTAAACATTATAGCTCGTTATTCACATAAACCTATGATTAATTATGAAACAGAAGTAATTAATTATTGTGAAGGACATAAATTTGATATAGATATGTGTTCTTTTAGAACAGGAGTTGCTGCATTATTTGATTTAGATGAATTAAAAGTTGAAAAATATTTTTATACATATAATGAAAATTAATATAGAAAGGAAATTTTAAACTAACAATGACATTAATATTATTAGTTATACTCATATATTTATTACTTCTTGCAATTGCTTCAGGGTTAGGTATTTTATTTACTTTTATATTAATAAAAATATTTCATATAGATAAATTTTAACAAAGGAGAAACTATGAAAGATAAAATACTACAAAGATTAGAAGAACATTGGAATTATGCCGTGAGTCTTGGTTATAATCCAGATAGATTTTTAGGCATATGGTGCTATGGAAGTCAGAACTATGGATTTGCAGGTAAAAATAGTGATGTTGATAGTAAAATAATTATACTGCCTTCATTTGAAGATATATGTTTTAATAAAATATGGTTATCAAAAGAACTTCATTATGAAAATAATGAACATATTGAAATAAAAGATATTCGTTTATTGAGAGAAATGCTCATGAAACAAAATATTAATTATACTGAAATATTATATACTCAATATTCTATTATAAATTCTAAATATTTAGATTTATTTAATAATTATTTTATTAAAAATAGAGAAATAATCGTTCATTACGACAGAAATAAAGCTATCAAAAGTATAGGAGGTCAATTACTCAATTTTAAAAGACAAGATTTAGCTAATAATAAGACCCTTTATAATACTTATAGACTATATTATTTTTTAGAAAATTATATTAACAATAAACCATATATAGAATGTATTTATCCAACAGATGAAACTCATGAATTTTTATGGAAAATAAAATATGGCTTATTAAATAATATTTCTAATAATAATGATAATAAAATAGCTATGGGTGAAATTATTCAAAATAAAACACGAAAATTATTAGATAATAATAAAAATATAGATTCTCCATTATGTAGTGAGGCGGCAGCCGCCCTTAACGCAGGAGTAACCGAGATTTTAAAGGCATCATTTTTAGAGGATGGGAACTTTCCACCAACCGCCGCGTCTAAAAAAGAGTTCTTTAAAAAACTAACTAATGCTGAGATAAAGGCTTACTATTCTATTGTAAAAGAAATACGTGAGGAAGGTAACATCACTATATCTAAACTAGTGGAAAAAAATTCCATTTCCCGCCCTGTTTATAATAATCTTATTACTAAAATGAAAGAAAATAATATTGCTACTATTGTAAATATGGGTATGAAAGGTACATATATAAAAATTCTTGAACCAGAGCTAAAAAGTGAAGCTATAAATTATTAACATTAGAGGAGTTTATTGCTCTCTCTTGATTTTTAATTAAAAATATATTATAATATTTATATAAAATAAAAGAAAGGGTGAAAACAATGAAACATACAGGAGCTTCTCGTATTGCAAATTATAATGATGTTAGTGCAAAAACTATACCAAATAAAGATAGAAAAAGAATTAGACATAAAAAAATTAATAATAAGACTGATAACTATGAAGCTTTTTCATTAGTTATATCTACTAATGTTTTAATTATTTTAGCTAATATTTTAATTATTTTAATTAATATTTTTATAATAAAATAAAGAAGGGAAAGAAAATTAATATGACTTTTAAACAATTACAAAAAGAACTCCAGCAATCAATAAAAGATAAAAATAGAGTAAGAAAAAATGTAATCGCAGATATGATTACTTGTGCCAAAAATATGGCAATTGAACAAGGGTGCAAAGATAATATTACAGAAGAAATAGTAGATGCCGCGATTTTAAAGTCAAAGAAAATTTGTCAGGAACAGATAGATACCTGTCCAGTCCAAAGACCTGACATATTAGAAGGTTATAATTTATGTATGTTGTATATTAATGAATTAGCGCCAAAAATGATGTCAGAAGATGAAGTTCATGAGTATATTATACATGAGTTAAATAATATGAAACAAATTTATGCAACTATTAATAAAGGCAATGTTATGAAACATATGATGCTTATATTAAAAGGCAAGGCAGACGGAAAACTTGTTAATAAAATAGTAACAGAATTATTAAAGGAGAACAAAGAAAATGAATAATAAATATTATAATTCATATAATAGGGATAATTTCCTAGCTTGTATGTATATTATAGCAATGATAATTTTATTAATAATGTGCTTTTATAGACCAATTAATAAAATTAGTAATGAAAGACAGGTTATAGTTACAGTAACAGATAAAAATGTTAAAAACAATGGTGATAGTGGTAAATATCTTATATATACATTAGATGAAAATAATACCATAGCTACTTATGAAATTACAGATAGTTTTTTAAGAGGCAGATTTAATTCATCTGATGTATATGCAGGAATTGAGATTGGTAAAACTTATATCTTTACTATCGCAGGCTCTAGAAATGGTTTCTTATCTTGGTATCCTAATATTTATGAGTATCAAGAGGTAGAGTAGTGAATAATGAATTGGAAGAATATAAAAAATTATTAGAAGAATGTTTAGCTGAAAAAGGTTTAACTTTTCAAGATTTTATAAATAAATGTTCAAAAGAGGTTCAAAAAATATTAACAAAAGAAAATACACTTCAAGAAAATATTTCAAATTTAAAGAAGCAATTAAAATATTGTAAAAATCCTATGGAAAAAAAGAAACTTGAAAAACAGCTTAATGAATTATATAAAGAACGGAAAAAGAAGAAAGGATAAAATATGGATACATCTGATTTAGCTAAAAGAATGAAAAATTATGAACAAGTTAAAGAGTCTAAATTAATAAAACGAATACCTGTAGCCATTAGAGTTGATGGCAGAGCTTTTCATACTTTTACTCGAGGCTTTCAAAAACCTTTCGACCCCATTTTAATGCAAGCTATGCAAGAAACTATGATGTACCTTTGTAAAAATATCCAGGGCTGTGTTTTAGGCTACACACAGTCAGATGAGATTACTCTTATTCTCTTGGATTATCAGAATCTTGATTCTGATATGTGGTTTGATGGTAAGGTTCAAAAAATAAGTAGTATTACTGCATCTATGGCTACTCTTGCTTTTAATCAAAATTTTAGTAGAATAGCTACAAATTATATTAATATATATGATAAGCCCTTTGTAGGTGAATATACAAAACATTATTTAACAATCTTAAATAATGCAATAAATAAAGGTGCGATGTTTGATGCTAGATGTTTTAATATTCCAAAAGAAGAGGTTACTAATCTTATTTATTGGCGGCAACTCGATGCTATAAGAAATAGTATTCAGATGGTAGGACATGCTAATTTTAGTCATAAAGAACTTCAAAATAAATCATGTAGAGAAATAAAAGATATGTTATATGAAATGGGCGTAACTTGGGATAATTTTCCTGTTTATAAGAAACGTGGAAGTTGTTGCATTAAAATTACACCAAAAAATCAAGAACGAGTTTTGTTAATTAGAGGAATAACTCCTATTATGAGACCTCAATGGACTATTGATAACAACATACCTATTTTTAAAGATGAAGGAAGAGAATATATAGAAAAATTAGTGGATATTTAATTATTTATTTTATTTTTATAAAAATTTATAATATAATTATTTATATAATAAAAACAAATAATAAAATTAAGGAGAAAATATGGGAAGATTATATGATGACAATAACGAAAATTATAATGGAGGAGGCATGAGTAGACAACGTGATTTAGTTCTTTCAACAAATGAATTTTGTTTCTTGCAGAGTCAAACCAATGGAGCTATTAAAACATATACTGGACCTATAACTATGGCAATTTCCGCACAGGAATCTTTAGTAATATTTAATTCTAAGACAAAACGCTTTGAAGAAACTACTGATTTTGGAAAAGCACGTCAGCTTTTTACATCAGCCCCAGAGGGTTGGTATGTAGTATTAAAGAATCCAAGTCATGATGGCTCTCATCCAGATGCGGCAAAAGCAGTAAATAGTCCTGAATTGTTAATTGGACGCAAGGTAAATATTGCAGGTCCTTGTTCATTTTCTTTGTTCCCTGGTCAAATGGCAAAAGTTATACAAGGACATCGACTTCGTTCAAATCAATATTTATTGGCAAGGGTATATGATGCAGATGCCGCCGAGAAAAATATGGCTTCCGCAACAGTTGTTAATGTTGAGGGCAAAGAAGTTGAAACAAGTAAAAGTAAAACATATCATGCAGGGCAACTGTTAGTGATTAAAGGTACTGAAGTTTCTTTCTACATGCCACCTACAGGTATAGAAGTGCTTGCAATTGGAGAGAAAGATGAATATAATGGAAATAATTATATTCGTGATGCTGTTACTCTTGAGCGTCTTGAGTATGCTATTTTAAAAGATGAAGATGGGGAAAAGAGATATGTTCATGGTCCAGCAGTAGTATTTCCTGAGCCAACTGAAACTTTTGTAGAAACTCCATCTGGCGGAAATATTTTTAGAGCATTAGAATTATCTCCTATTAGCGGAATTTATGTAAAGGTAATTGCTGAATACGATGATAAAGATAAAGAAGGCAATATTATAAAACATCATCCTATTGGAGAAGAGTTATTTATTACAGGAAATGACCAAATGATTTATTATCCTCGTCCTGAACATGCAATGATTCAATATGATGGAAAATATATGCACCATGCTATTGCAATCCCTGAAGGAGAAGGTCGTTATATTCTTAATCGTTTAAATGGTAAAATTCAAACAATAGAAGGACCTAGAATGTATTTACCAGACCCACGTACAGAAGTAGTGGTAAAGCGTAAACTGACTGAAAAAGAATGTAATTTAATTTATCCTAATAATAATGAAGTATTAGAATATAATAAGACTTTATCTGAGAAAGTTGTTCAAAAAATGGCTCAAAGAGGCAAAGCAGACATGACAACAGATATGTTAAATAGCATGTATGCAACTTCTAATCAAGAAGCTACACTTGCAATTTTTGAAGCTAATGCTAATATTAGTAGAGGAACTTCTTATACTAAACCTAGAACTATCACTCTTGATACAAAATATGACGGTGCTGTTGCTGTTGGAGTATGGACTGGGTATGCTATTAATGTTGTGTCTAAGACAGGTGAAAGAGAAGTCATCGTTGGACCTACAACCAGATTACTAAAATATGATGAAACTTTAGAGTCTATGACTTTATCTACTGGACGCCCTAAAACAACAGACAATTTATTAGAAACTGCATATTTAAGAGTAGAGAATAATAAAATTTCTGACCTTATTAATGTTCAAACTAAAGATTTTGTTGATGTTGAGATTAAAGTATCTTATTGTGTAGATTTTCTTGAATCTTATAAAGATAAGTGGTTTAATGTAGAAAATTATGTAAAATATATGTGTGACCGTGAACGCAGTTTGCTTAAGAGAGAGGCTAAGCAATATAGCATTGAAGACTTCTATGCAAATACCGCAGATATTGTACGGAAGGTTGCGTTAGACCTCGATACAGAGCATAGTGAAGACCGAAGAGTAGGTCGTTTCTTCCCAGAAAATGGTATGCTTGTGCACGATGTAGAAGTTTTAAGTGTTAATATAGAACGTCATGTTGCTGAGATTTTAAATGAGCATCAAAAGGAAATGATTACACAAGCACTAGAATTATCAGATGCTGCAAAGAAAATGCAAATGGCTACTCAATTAGCTGAATATAATCGTAAAGAAACTGCACTTCAACATGAAAATGCTATTAAATCTATTGAGTTAAAAATTGAACGTGAAACTAAAGAAATGGACGCTAAAGCTAGCTTAGCATTAAAAGAAAGAGTAGAAGCGGAGGCTGCTAAAAAAGCTGAATCTGATATGCAAGCTATTCTTAATGATATTCAATCTGCACAGTTAGAGCGTAAAAAGAAAGACGACGAGGCTGAGATTGAAAAGAAAAAGCAGCTCGCAGAAATTGAAAAAGCAAGACAAGCAGCTTATGCGGAAACAGTATCTAATATTATGAAATCTATATCGCCTGACCTTGTAGCAGCTATGAATGCAAAGAGCAATGTAGATATTATGGAAAGTTTAGGTAAAGCAGTATCTCCTTATTCTATTGCAAAGGGAGAAAGTATTCCTGATACCATTAATACTTTAATTCGTGGGACCTCTTTCCAAGACATATTAAAAAATTTAAAATCTTCAGAGAACTAAAATGACAAAAGAATGATAGAAATATCATTCTTTTTGATTTTATTAAAAAAATATTATATAATATATTTATAAAATAAGAAAAAGAAGGTATGATAATAAATGGGGAAAAAGAACAACAATGGTTTTACAATTAGTAGAATGTTTTGTACTGAGTGCGGAAAAGAAGGTGTAATGGTGCCTCGACAAGTTGGTAAACAAAGAGAAGCTGGTCATTTGAAAAGAATATTTTGTTTAAATTGTCAAAAAGAGACTAATCACGCGGAAATTCGCCCTTTCGGAGCATATAGATTAGAAGATTTTCAAGAAGAGTTCCGCTTAGGTAGATTTGTAAATGGAGAAAAAGTTCCTGTAGCAGAATTATTAAGTTGTTCAAAGACAGATTGTGAATATAACAAGTCTGGTAAATGTTGGAACTCAAAAGGTGATTATTCATGCGGGCATCGAATTTTAAAAGAAAATCCTAATGATGAAACAAAAAATTTATTGAATAGAGGTTGGTAATATGAGTAATTTATATATGTTAATGGGATGCCCAGGTGCTGGGAAAAGCACATGGACTCGAAATCATATAAATATTGAAACTGATAAATATATTTCTCGTGACGAAATTAGATTTTCTATGGTGTCAGAAGATGAAGAATATTTTTCAAAAGAAAAGCAAGTATATACAGAATATATAAGACAAATTAATGAGAATTTAAAAGCTGGATATAATGTTTTTGCAGATGCAACTCATTTAAATAGAAGTTCAAGAAATAAGTTATTAAGAAATATTACAGTCAAGCCTAGTTCAATTGAAGTTATATGGATAAAAACTCCATTAGAAGAGTGCATCAATAGAAATGCAAATCGCGCGGGAACTCGGTCATATGTTCCTGAAAACCAGCTTCGCCGCATGTATGGTAATATTGAAGCACCAGATTTTGATGAAGGATTTAACAAAATTTATATAATTGAAGATAATAAACCTATTCAATGTCGTATAAACGCTAATATTATTAAAGATGAAATTTATATTAATTAATTATAAGGAGGAATAAAAATGTCAGAAATTTGGCTTACTAGTGACACTCATTTGGCGCATAATAAGGATTTTATCTGGAAGCCACGTGGTTTTAATAGTATTGAAGAAATGAATGAAACAATTATTGAAAGATGGAACTCTGTTGTAGGATATAATGATATTGTGTATCATCTTGGAGATGTTATGCTAGGCAATAATGAAGAAGGTTTAAAATTATTAAGCCAACTTAATGGGAATATTATTTTAGCTCTAGGGAACCATGATACGGATACCCGCGAGAAGTTATTCAAAACTATTAAAAACATTAAAGATGTTCAAATGGGATATCGTATTAAAGTAGGTAAAAAAACTTTTGTTTTAAGTCATTATCCGCAATTAGTTGCAAATATGGGTGAAAAGAAATTTATTTATAGCCTGCATGGACATACTCATAGTCAAAATAAATGGAGCGACGTGCCACATACTTATAATGTAAATATGGATGCCCACAATTGCTATCCTGTTAATTTAAATACTATTATTGAAGATATCAATAAGAAAGGAGCTTATTAAAATAAATGGAAATATTTGCTATTTTTCTAATTATGGTTATTGCAATAATTCTTTGTGCTATAATTATTTCTATTTTATCTTTTGCTGAAGGCTGGATAATTGGAATATTCATTAAGAAAATTTTTGGAGTAACTTTTTGTGCTGGATTAGCTTTATTACATATTAATATTAGCCCAGATTCAATTCCTTTAATATGTGGAGTAATTAGTGTTATTGGCATGATATTTGGACATAGCGGAACTGGCAATAGTAAAGAATTACAAGAAAAAATTAATAAAATAAGAAGTTAATATTTTATATTAACTTCTTTTTTTTATTTGGCAAAAGTGATTAATTTATCTAAAATGAATTTAATATTTCTTATAAAAGTTTATATTTAAAAAAAATGGAGATATCACATTTATGTTAAATGAGAAAAAAATAAAAAAAGAAGAGGAACTGTGGGCTGCTAAAAAGGATTTAATAAAAAGACAACAAAAAATAGATGAAGAAAAAAAAGAATTACATAAAAAGAAAAAAATTACTACAACAAAATTATTAATTTTATTTTTATTTATAAATTGTACTATTATTGAATTATTTACTGGCTGGACTGTTGTTCAAAGTTTGCAATTAGCAAAATATACCAATTTAGCTCCTGATTTTTCTCCATTAACTACATTAATAGGAGTTACAATAGGAGAAATTTTTTCTTTTGCTATCTACGCTTTAAAATCTACTAAAGAAAATACTAAAAATGGAATTACATATGATATAGCAATGAAACAATTTGAAATAAATAATAATAATGATAATATTGTAGGATAAAGGAGATAAATATTATGGAATTTTTAATTTCTAATTGGGTTTTAATTATTATAATTATTGCGGCTATTGCTGCAATTGGATATGAAATTTATATTTTTATAAAAACCCCAAAAACAGAACAAATTGCAAAAATAAAAGAATGGTTACTTTATGCAGTAACTATAGCAGAAAAAGAATTAGGTTCAGGGACTGGACAAATTAAGCTTAGTTATGTATATAATATGTTTTTAACTAAATTTCCATATCTTTCAAAAATTATTTCTTTTGAATATTTTAGCAATTTAGTAGATGAAGTTTTAGACGAATTTAAAAATATATTAGAACAAAATTCAAATTTACAAAATTATATAAATAAATAATTAAGGAGAATTAATATGAGTAAAAGTAGTTTAGTTAATTACACAAAATTAAGCCCTAATCATAGTGGAACTAGAACACATAAAATTGATAGAATTACTCCACATTGTGTTGTAGGTCAATTAAGTGTAGAAAGTTTAGGAAATACTTTTGCTAATTCAAGTAGACAAGCTAGTTGTAATTATGGCATAGGCACAGATGGTAGGATTCTTCTTTGTGTAGATGAAAATAATCGTTCTTGGTGTAGTTCAAATAATGATAATGACCAAAGGGCTATTACAATAGAATGTGCGTCAGATAAAACCGCCCCTTATGCTTTTAATGATAAAGTATATAATTCATTAATTAATTTATGTATAGATATCTGTAAAAGATATAATAAAACTAAATTAATTTGGATTGAAAATAAAAATACTGCATTAAACTATACTCCAAAAGATGATGAAATGTTATTAACAGTTCATAGATGGTTTGCCGCAAAGTCATGTCCTGGTGATTGGATGTATAATAAAATGGGCAATTTAGCACAAGAGGTAACAAATAAATTAAGCGGGGTGTCGGTTAGTGCAACTTCAACTCCAGCTAAAGTTTCTTCTACCTCAACTTCCGCGTATAAAGTCAAGGTAACCGCAAGTATTTTAAATATTAGAAGTGGTGCTGGGACTACTTATCCTATTGTTGGTAAAATTACTGATAAAGGTACTTATACTATTGTTCAAGAAAATAATGGTTGGGGTAAGTTAAAATCAGGTGCCGGTTGGATTTCTTTAAAGTATACTGAGAAAGTGTAATATAAGTGAGTAGCATTTTGCTACTCACTTATTTTTTTTATTTATTTTAACTAATTTTTAGTAAAAGGACTTGACTTTCTTCAAAAATTATATTATAATAAAAATGAAATAAAAAATAGCTTACTCAATTATTATAAAATAGAAAAGGACAGTTTAAAAAATGATAGAAATTTATACTGATGGAAGTAGTAAAGGTAATCCTGGTCCAGGTGGTTATGCCATTGTAGTAAAAGATAAAGAAACTCAAACAATAATTGATTGTGAAAATGTTCAAGAGCCTCTTATTACTAATAATCAAGCTGAATTAAAAGCTATTCTTTTAGCTTTTGAATTAGCACAAACTAAATTTAAAAATGAAACTTGTTTAATATATTCAGATTCAGCATATTGTGTTAATATATGTAATTCATGGATATATTCATGGGCAAAAAATAATTGGATAAATAGCAAAAAGAAACAAATAGAAAATATTGATTTAATTAAATCTCTTTATAATTATCTTACTATAGATTTTTTTAATTGTCAAGTAATCCATTGTAAATCTCATTGTGGAATTTTAGAAAATGAGCTTGCAGATGCACTTGCTACTAATAATAAAATTAAAATTGCCAAAATTATAAATAATACTACTTTAACAAGAATTAATATAAAAAATTGACTAATTTTATAAAGTATGATATAATTAATTATAATAAATTAAGAAAGGATTGTAAGAATGTCAAAGTTATATAACGAAGATAGTATTGAAAGTTTATCGCCTCTTGAATTTACAAGACTTCGACCTGGTGTATATGCAGGAGATACAACATATTCTACACAATTATTAGTTGAAATAGTTTCTAATGCTGTTGATGAATTTAGACTAGGTAATGGAAATAAAATAGATGTGACAATAGATAAAGATGAAATTACAGTTCAAGATTATGGACAAGGCTTCATTCCTAATTCATTTAGAGAAGATGGTAAGACTATTCTTGAAGCAGCATTTA